TTGCGAATTCTTAATTTACGACGAAACTCTTATTAACAGTCTTAAACTATCAGAAATGTACGGTAAAGAACCTATAACAAAAATGGGGCAAGTTCGATGGTATAAACAACCAACTCCTGGAAATTTATATTTGGTTGCATTAGATCCTAGTATGGGCACAGGCGGAGATTATTCTGCTATCGAAGTATTTGAATTACCATCTCAAAAACAAATTGGAGAGTGGCATCATAACATTACGCCAATACAAGGACAAATTAAGTTACTTAGAGATGTATTAAAATATATACAAGATGAAATAGGTCAAGATCAATATAATTCGATTTATTGGTCAATAGAAAACAATACTGTTGGTGAAAGCGCATTAGTAGTAGTTGAAAACTTAGGAGAAGAAACGTTTCCGGGATTATTTGTAAGTGAACCGGGCAGAAAAGGGCATGTTCGTAAATTCCGTAAGGGATTCAATACTACCTTTAATACTAAAATTGCAGCATGTGCTAGATTAAAGTATTTTGTTGAAGAAGACAAAATGGAAATTAATAGCAAACCGTTACTTAGTGAATTAAAATCATTTATTGCACATGGCATAAGTTTTAAAGGAAAACCTGGACAACACGATGACTTAGTATCTGCATTATTACTTGTTGTAAGAATGACAGATGTTTTAGCAGAGTGGGATCCGATGGTATTTGAAAGAATGCGAATTGAAGAACGATACGAGGACTGGGAAGCACCTCTACCAATATTTGTTTCCTCTAATATGTGATAAATATAACATGGACAATAATTTAGATAACATCGCTAAAGACCTTTATGGCAAAATACAAACTCGTTTTCCAAATATTAAACTTGGTGACGAAAACGCAGAAGTACTAAGTAAAAAAGCTGACATTCCTAAGGCTAGATTCTTTGAATTTGAATACGAAGAAGATGGTGAACCGTTAGGCACTATTGCTATTACATTAGATTCTGATGACGGGATAGTTGTACAAGTAAGCGGCGACTTAGTTGACGACGAAGATGTACCTCATGAACGCGCATACAAGTTTATACGATCTTTTAGAAAATTTGCTAAAAGTAGATTATTAAACTTTGATGTACAAAATATCGGAAAAAGTAATTTAGATAAAAGAGATTACGAGTTCCAATCAAAACACAAGGAATCAGCAATTATGGAAAGTAAAATGTTTGGGACTTCTAGAATAAGTTACCAAGATTTAGGAGAGGCACGGTTAGTTGTTAAACATAATCAACCTATTAATCCAGACCTAGCTGCAGGCCGTACAATGCACATTGCAGGCATTTACATAGAAAACGCAGACGGTGAACGGTTTAAATATCCGTATAAACACTTATCAGGTGCCCGAGCACTAGCAGAACATGTTAATCACGGTGGTAACCCATACGATGATATCGGAAGATACATTACTAAGCTAAGTGAAGAGTTAGGACATTTGAGAAAGTTTAAAGGTTATGTAGGACGTCAAAGTCAGATTTCAGAAGCAATGGGTTCAGTTACTTCAAAAGTAGTAGAGCGCATCGAACAAGTTAAAAAAGAAATACAAAGTTTACAACGTTCTAGTTATTACGAACAGTTTGTAGAATCTTTTACTGTTAAAAAAGATCGAATTATTCCAGAAACTGTAATGAATGATTGGGTTGATCGATTAACTATTCGTACATTTAACGAAGACATGAAATCAGTATTTCCATTTTTATACAATATTGTAGACGAAAGCGATTTACCAATTTGTGAATTATCAGCTAACGCTCTTCTTAACAAAACTAATATTAAAACTGCAGACCCGATTGTTACTAAAAAAGTCGAAAGCTTTAATCCAGAACTTGCGTTTGAATCTGTTATTGAATACCTCGTAACTGAAGATAAAGATGAAATTTCTGGACCACACAGTAGTGCTGCATTAAAAAAACTTGATAAACTTCTTGCAACTAAAATGAGTGGTGGCACAACTGGCGCATTAGCATTAAAGGGATTAATTGATGATCCTCGTGTTATTGATCCAATTAAGAATATCGATTATCAAGATGCATATGCAGAAGATAAAGCAGTTCGTGATATTATTGCTGACTACATTAAATCTGTTAATGCAGACTACCTTGATGATTTACCGAATTTATATATCGAATCTCCTGCAGATATCGGAGGTGATGATATATCGCCTGACGCAAACAGCGGTCCATCAGTTGGCGAACCCGGCGGGTTACCTGAACCAGATAGCGGAGCTAGCGATGCAGGATTAGGCGGATTAGGCGGTGGTGGCGGAATGCCTCCAGATTTAGGTGGAGAAGAAGGACTAGAAGGAGAACCACCCGAAGGTGGAGAAAATATACCTCCGGCATCGGCAGCTCCTGGTGCAGAACCTGCACCTGCACCTGAAGAAGTACCACAACCTGAAACTGCTCCTGTACAAGAAGGAATGCATCATAAGAAAAATAAAATGAAAGCTAAGTTTATTAAAGCTAAAGCTGCTGGTGCAACCTTAGATACTAAAGTTTCTGAAGGTGTAACTATACGAGATCTTATTAAAGAATCAGGAATGACTCTAGCCGAAGCAGGGTTTGGCGAAGATGACGATAGTGCAGACTTTGACGATGACACATCAGGCGTTGATCAAATCTTAAATTCAATCGAAGGATTTTGGAATAAAGAAGAAAAGAATTTTACAATTGGCGGAACTAGAGTTAAAATTATTATTCAGAAAGGGTTTGATGACGGTGAATACAGTAATGCATCAGAAGATGATGTAAAATATGTAATGCAAAAAGTTAATAAATTAGATCCAAGTACTGACGATCAAGAGCAAACTGATGTTTTACGATTAGCCGGTGTTAATAATAATGAACCAGAAGAAGATGATGGCCAAAGCATTGAATTATTAATGAAAGAACTTCAAGGGTTTGGCGGAAGACGGCGCTTTGACAGTATTGATAAACATAAAGCACGTAGAACAGTAAGGAATAATTATGAAAAAAATTACAGAAACCGCACTTCTAGATTTCGTTAAATCATTAACAGACGCGATTAACGTAGTTGAAAATGAACAGATGGGCGATGAAGACGAGTTACAAACAATGCTTGCTAGAAACCCATCTGAGCAAGAATCATCGCCTTCTCAATCTATTAATCCTTCAGATCGAATGGGATCTGAAGAAGACCTAAAAGGTATGCAAGGATCATTTAAAAGACAAGAGTTAGCTGCACAACCTAATGGGTTAGATGATATGTCTAAACAGTCTACATCTGATAATTTTGCTCGTCCTTTTTATAGTCCAAAGGCAAATGATCGAGATAAGTTTACTCCTAGCCCAGAAGATTCATTTTATAATCCGACTTACACTAATAGTCACTTTGATCAAGATTTTACACCAAATCAACAAGAAGTAGATCAGGCTGTTAGTAAACGACAACAAATACAAGGTCAAGAAAACCCAAGAACGCTTATACAGACACCAAACGGTGTGCGTATGATGACACTACACCCAACTGATAAAATTGCAGAGTCAATTGATCGAATTATGCAAATAGCTAACTGGAAAGGATAACATGAAAAAACATAATGAACAAACACTTTTTGAATCAATTAATTCATTAAGAGAAACAATGGCAGTAATGGAAGGGCCGTTTGATCCGCTTGTTAAGCCAGTACTTAACAAAGCAGCTGAATATGCAAAACCTGCGTTTACCGCGGCTAAAGATTATGCATCATGGGCAAAGAAAGGTTACAACAACCCAGACTTAGCAAAAATACAACCAAACAACACAAGCGCAATGCACAGCGGAGCTAGAACAGGTGCAGATGTAAATGCGCTTGTAAATAGCCCTAACGCAAAAGGTGCTGCAGTTGCAGGCGGAGCAGGTGCAGCAACATTAGGAACAGCCGCAATGTATGGCGATAAAGCTGAACATCCCGAAAAAGTACCACCGCAAGATATGGCAACACACGGTAGTGGCTATTTAGATACTAACAACACTGGTTATAAATATCATCCATATGATGATTCTGACGAAACTGGTACTGTAATTGGTATTAATGGCGAAAATGAAACAGGAGCAGCTGCTCAACCATCAACTACAGAAAATCCATGGGATGCTATTATTCATAAAATTGTTACAGATACTGGCATGAGTCCAGAAGATGCATATTCGGCAATATCAATGGAATTAGATAATCCTAACGCTAGTCCAGATCCTCAAGAAGTAGCTAACCGAGTGTTAGCGACCCATGCTGCACCAACTGCTGCACCGACTGATGCAGTACCTGCAGCTAATAAATCGCATAACTGGAAAGCAATTTACGATTTAAATAAACAAGTAATTGGTAAAAATCCTAATAAAATCATTCCAGGACAGCAATTAAAAATGCCAAACGGGTCAACATATACAGTTAAATCAGGTGATAGTTTGTGGAAAATTTCACAGATGCAACAACCAACCCCTCCCGCTACTCCAGGAATGCCTGGAATTGCACAAGCTAAACCAGAAACTACATCAGTAAAAGAATCATCTGAACATGTTTCATTTAACAACGAAGATAGTTTAGCTAGAATTATACAATTGTCTAAATGGTAAAATAGTTTGAAAAAGTGAAATATTTCTCTTGCTCAACTAAATAATAGAGTATATAATACGCACATACTTTAACAGTAAGGCATTATATATTAAAGTATAAAACAAATTAATATAAACAAAACACATAGGCTATATAACACACAGGGTAAAACTTGTGTGTTAACTCAAAACACAATAGGAAATTATAATATGGCAACTTTAGCAGAAATCAGAGCAAAATTAAAAGCAGCAGAAACACGCACAACCGATAGTAATTCAGGAGGTGATAAATCAATTTACCCTTTCTGGACTATTAAAAACGGTGGCGAAGCAGTATTAAGATTCTTACCAGACGGTAATCCAGATAACACTTTTTTCTGGGTTGAACGCGCTGTAATCAAACTACCTTTCGCAGGTATCAAAGGTCAAACAGACAATAAAGCAGTAACAGTAAATGTCCCATGCGTTGAAATGTACAACGACGGTTCGGTATGTCCGATTCTTTCAGAAGTGCGTCCTTGGTTTAAAGATCCTTCATTAGAAGAAATGGGTCGTAAATATTGGAAAAAACGTAGTTATATTTTTCATGGGTTTGTTACTGAAGATGGCTTAGAAGAAAAAGAGCCACCTGAAAACCCAATCCGTAGATTTGTTATTGGTCCACAAATTTATAAACTAATCCATGCAGCACTAGTTGATCCTGAATTAGAAGACTTACCAACAGATTACATTAACGGCATTGACTTTCGGTTGAAAGTTGGTTCTAAAGGCGGGTTTGCTGATTATTCGACTTCTAGTTGGAGCAGACGCACACGTCCACTTAGCGATGCAGAAACTACTGCTATTAGCAAATATACATTACCTGATTTATCAGAATACTTACCTAAAAAACCCAACGACATTGAACTTAAAGTTATGATGGAAATGTTTGAAGCATCAGTAAATGGTGAAGCATATGACATCGAACGTTGGGGCAAATACTTTAGACCATATGGTATTTCAGCAGACGAAAGCACGTCAGCTAAACCTGTAGCAACTGTAGCAACTGTAGCACCTGTTGTTACTACACACGTAGCACCTGTAGTACATACAACTGAAGAAGAAATGCCTTGGGATGAGCCTGCTACTACATATACTCCACAACCTGCAGTAGCTGAAGCAGCACCTGCAAGTGATTCAAGAGCAGCAGATATCTTAGCAAAAATTAGAAATCGCGGCGCTTAATATACAAGTGATTAGTGTAGCAAGGGGTCTTGCTACACTAAATTATTAGGAGTATACTCATGGCAACAAAACCATTTGACTTAACAAAATTTTTTTAGTTTTTAACAACAAGCATTGACGGCTTAGGTGTAGGCTTTAATGATCCTACAGATTGGGTAAGTACAGGCAATTTTGCATTGAACTATCTTATTAGTTCGGATTTTAACAAAGGTATCCCACTAGGTAAAGTAACGGTGTTTGCAGGCGAATCAGGTGCAGGCAAAAGTTATATTTGTTCTGGTAATATTATCAAACACGCGCAAGAACAAGGCATCTATGTAGTACTAATTGATTCTGAAAATGCACTAGACGAAGCATGGTTACAAGCATTATCTGTAGACACAAGTGAAGAAAAACTTCTTAAACTTAATATGGCTATGATCGATGACGTAGCTAAAACTATTAGTGAGTTTATGAAAGAATACAAAGCTATGGAAGATAAACCAAAAGTTTTGTTTGTTGTAGATTCATTAGGTATGCTATTAACTCCGACTGATATTAATCAATTTGAAGCAGGTGATTTAAAAGGCGATATGGGTCGCAAACCTAAAGCACTTACAGCACTTGTTCGTAATTGTGTTAATATGTTTGGTAGTCACAACGTAGGCTTAGTGTGTACTAACCACAGTTATGCATCACAGGATATGTTTGACCCTGATGATAAAATATCAGGTGGTCAAGGTTTTATCTATGCATCTAGCATTGTAGTTGCAATGAAAAAACTTAAATTAAAAGAAGATGCAGATGGTAACAAAGTTAGCGAAGTTAACGGTATTCGTGCCTCTTGTAAGATTATGAAAACACGATATGCTAAACCATTTGAAACACTTCAAATTAAAATTCCATATACTACTGGTATGAACCCATTTAGTGGGTTAGTTGACTTATTTGAGAAAAAACATATCTTATCAAAAGACGGAAATAGACTTAAATACGTGGCTACTGACGGTACTGAAATTAAACTATACCGTAAGGAATGGGAAAGTAATACTAACGGTGCTTTAGAACGAGCAATGGCTGAGTTTACTGATGAACCAGTAATATCTAACGACATTGATGATATTATTGACGAAGATAACGTCACGGAGGACGATCTAAATGTTGAATGAAACACAAATTGCTGATGTATGGTTGTTA